CCGCAGTACCTCGGATGTCAGGTTGCCCATTATCTACCTACCCGGCCCCAGACTTGCTCTATCTTCAGGGCCATCGCGTTCAGTAGTTTGTTGATAGGGCCCGTGCTGGCCTCGAGGGCGGGGGCCATGAACGGTCGCGCCTTGGTCCCGCGCCGGGCGATGGCCCGGGCGACCAACATCGCACCAGCCATGCCGCTAGGGAACCCGTGCCGCCCGGCCCACGGTTGGAGGGCCGACGGGGGCGGGAAGTGCGGGGCCGTTCCGAACTCCACGTGTGCCGCGTAGTCCACTGTCGGCGCGATAGTCGTCGTCAGCGCCCGTGGGTCCACGTTGCTGGTAATGGACGCCCGCATCCGGCCCGTGTCCACGGTGGCCCGTTTCTTCGCCGCCGCCTCGACCAGGAAACCGGCCTGCCGCAGGAAACGTAGTAACGGCTCCTTGACAAGCTTCCGGCTTTTCAGGGCCCGGCTGATTTCGGCCTGGTTTTCCACCTTGATTTCCAGTTGAAGGGTCATCTATCCCACCGAATTCACCGTGTTGAGCAATAGGTCGAAGCCGAAGTAGAAGCCCCCGCCGAACCACTGGCGCCGTCCGACGTTCTCGATGCTGTCGATCACTGAGCTATCGACCTTGCCGTCTAGCGTGTGGTCAGCCCGCAGGGCCTTGATGATGCTGGTGTTGTCGGTCGGGTCGATCATGTTGTACAGGGCTTCCCAGCCCTCCGGGGCGGCCGCCGAGGACACCAGCACTATGAGCCGGAACACAGCCTCGAAGCTGTTGCCCCCGAAGTGGATCGTCGGGTCGACCGACTCGGGCACCACAAGGATGGCCGGGAAATCGTTCACCTGGTCCGGAGGGTGCTTCAATACCTTGATTTCCGTACCCGACACGTTCGCCAGGAGCACGGTTTCGATACCGGCCGGGATGTCGCCAAAGGTGCTCACTTAGCCTAGCCTCTTGTACGGGAACAGTAGTTGCTTGACGTCGGCATCGAAGCCCCGGAACGTGACCATGACGCCCGTCTCCGGGAACCCTATCTGGTCCGCGAACCCGCTGTCTTTGCGCTTCCAGAGCCGCGCCGCCTGGATGATAGCCGCCTCGACGATAGGCTCGGGGTACACGTAGTAGTTGATGGCCGACCCGCTACCGTGCGTCCCTGCCGTCGAGCCGTTGACCCCCCGGTCGGCAGTGATGGCGGTGGTGGCTGTCTCACGTATGTAAATCTGCTCGGAGTCGATAATGATGGTCTGGCCCGGCTCTAGCCCGGCGGTGTCGACGGTGAGAGACGTACCCGTGGAATCAAGCGACCCACTAGCCGCTACGGCTGACAGCCGGGTGACCGCGTTCCAGCCCCACGTCCCGTCTATCTCGTACCGCTGCGGGCCCGCTAGGAATTCGTCCTGTGTCCCGTTACTCTTGGGGCTGACCATGATGGACGTGTACGGTCGGCCGTAGTCTTCGGTCGGGTCTGCGTTCAGCGGCCGGAGTATGTAGTCGTTCGCGTTCCACGTGGTGTCGAACGTGCCGTCTTCGTTGTTGTCTTCCTTTAGGGTCGTGACGGCAATCAGGTCCGGGACCAGTAGCAACGTGCTGGCGTCCCCGTCGAAGGTGCGGGTCCGTACCTGTGGCTGGAAGGTACGGACGACATACCGGTCGATTTCCTTGCTCACCGCCTCGACGACGCCCCGAAGGCGCACGTCGTAGCCTGTACCGGTGCCCAGGTTAAGGGCGCCGGTACCTCGTAACGTTTCGGGTGTGACGTAGGCATGGGGCATTGGTTACTCTTCGGTGTTGGTCCCGTCGGCCGGTTTCTCGCCCTTCTTCGTTTCCTTGACCACCTGTTCGGCTTCCTTGACAACGGACGCATCGGCCACGATGCCTCGATTGACCCTGCGGTCGATTTCGTCCATTACGACCGGGGCATGAATCTGGTAGATGCGGAGCACCTGGGTCACCACAAGCTCTCGGAGGAATTCCCAGTCGCCATCGGCTATCGCCAAATGGGGGCCTTCTGCCTGCGCTTCGATCTCATCCAGAATCCGAACAGCCTTTATCTGGTTGGCTTCCGACACCAGTTTGGCCAACCCCAACCTCTTGGCTATCAAGCCGATGTGACTGCACGTCGTTGGCGCGGGCCCCTTTTGCCATGCTCTTGCGCTGGTCGAAGCCCATTTAGTCGCCCTCCGGATCCCCACCGGTCGGATTTGACACTTGCTCTTCCTCGGCCTTCCTACGCAGGCTGCAAGCTGAGCGCCAGATCTCGTCGGCCTCGATGAGCGCCGTCGGCTTACCAAGGTTGGCACGCTCGTTGAGGGCGTCCATGATGAAGGGCTCGTGATACTGGTAGAGCCGCAGAGCTGCGCTCTCGACCAAGGGCTTGAGGAAGTCCCAGTCCGTATCCCCGAGCTCAGCGTAGTCGGGATAGATGTCCTCGCCCTTCTCTCCCTCGGTAACTTGATCATCTAGGGAGTCGAAGATCTTGTTGACCGTGCGTTGGTTGCGATCGGTGTTCTTGTCCCGCGGGAGCCCTGCTTGTAGTGCCATGTCGAAGGCGAGCCACGGTGTGAGGGGGCGCGAGTCGTCCTCGCGCGAGTACACAAGCTCTTTGTCACCCCGGCCCTGGATCGGGCTGTTCTCGAAATACTTAGTCAACTTGGACCTTCCTTTGCGCCGACGCTCAGCGCGGTTCACGTTAATGGATCGGCCACGGAAACAGGATCGGCTACGTCCCGTTGACGCCCGCGGTACATCTGCACGACCTGACGGATGGAGTCGAACATGTACTCCTCTACCATTACGTCGGTGACCTCTGAAGTGGCCAATCCACGGAAGTCGGCTAGGGCCTCTCTCATCTCAGTGGCATTCGCGACGGACACATCTTTCCCGACTAGCTTAACCATGGACAAGTATCTCCTTTTCGAGAGCGGCTATACGAGACTCGTGGTCGTCCCACCCCCAGATCAGGGGCCCGACCATGTAGTTATATTTCACCGACCAGTTACTCTGCTCGTCCTCTGGGCGAATGACGTACTCTGGCAGGACGTCCCACAGGTTCTGTGCCAGGTGGCCCACGTATCTATTGCCTATCCAGCCTGCTTGACCCGCCGTGTACTCGTATTCCCGTAGAGCGCTGGCCAGCAAGCTAAGGTGCTTTCGAGACAGACCGTTCGGCATTGTCACGCTGGTCTTCACCCTTTCGTCGGACACCGTTACGTCAATGCTGGAGTTGCCGATGAACAGCTGTGTGCTGGCAGAGCCTTGGGATGCATCGTCTATCTCATTGTCCCCAGAATCCGCCCCGATCCGAACCCCTATTGGGGCGTACGCCGCAGTAGTAGTAAAGCGCATTACCTCGGTGCCGTCCGCGATCATTGACGGAGCACCAGCAGCCTGACGCCCAAGACCAGAGTTATCATCGCCAACATACGACCAGACCGGATTCGTGGCTGAGGCCACCTCGGGAAGAATGGCAGGCCCGCCCGTATCTGCGCCCCCGAAGCGGTCGGTCCGCATTATGTACTCGTCGGAGCCGTCGAAGTCGGGGTCAAACACGATTGTCAGGTTCGTGGCGTTTAGTTCTATTCCGTCCCGCAGAGTATTCGCCAACGCGACCTGTAGCTTCATAATGCCGTCTTCGGAAGGGTCACCAACGACACCGGCGATGAACTGTATCCCTGCGTACTGGGTCTTAATCCCTCCAGAATCGTCACCGTAGACACGCAGGTTTAGGAGAACGTCGTTCGCGGCCGGAGAGGCCGACTCGTGATAGGCATCGAGGCGGATACCTGCCGCCCCAGGATCGTCGTTGTAAAACTCGACGGAGGTGATGTCGACGTTCGCGGCGATACGGACCCGGTCGGTCCAGTTGTCGCCGGAGTCGTCGGTCTGGAACGTTAGCTCGTTGTTCGTCCCGTCATAGAGAATACGGGCGTCTCCTCCAAAGTAAAAGGGAACGTCTTCGGCGACGAATGTTCGCGGACCGTATTTAGGCATTCTCTACGCTCCCGCTTAGGCTTCGAAGAGGAGGTTGATGGTGATTCCCCCACTGACGACGGCGGCACTGTTGGCAGGGCCACCAGTGACCGCGTACGTCATCGCGGTGCCGAACTTCATCCCGCCCGCGAAGTCGTCGTCGTAGCCACCCCGAACGGTCCCGTTCTGGCCCGCCGGTACTAGGTACGACTGGGCAGGGGCCGTCACGTTCAGCGTCACATCAGCCGTAGCCAGGTCAAACACCTGAATAAAGGCGTCGATGGTCCCCGGGTTGGACGCCTCGAGGTGCTTCAGGACCGCCGGACCGGCCGAGCCAATGGTCCGGGTGCTCGTGGCCGCGTTGTCGAAGACGGGCCGGGTGGATACCTGTTCCCGGCTGATGAGCCGCCCGGCCTCGTCGACCCGGAGGTAGACGTTCTCGCCCTCAGCCACCACCGGTGCTGCCGAGTGAAACACGCTACCAACACGGACGAGAACAGCATCGCCACTACCGGTTCCCGGTGCGGCCTCGTTATGTGCCCCCTCGGAGCGGCTACTCATGGGCGTTCTCCTCCTGGCATCGACACCAGGTGTCGGCCATCATCATGGTATGCAAAGGGGGCGACTTTAGCTCCCGATGTCGATAGAGCCGGTCGCCCCCTAGCGGTTCCTGTGTATCTTGAAACGGACGCCCGCACGAAGGGCAACGGGTCTGCTGGGCTTGCCCTTCCATCTGCCCTCCTGCCTACCGGTTGGTAATGAAGTAGGTTACGTACAGGTCACCCCTGGCCGTGGTGGCCGTCTCCGAGGTTATAGCCACGATGGAGTTCGATGTACCCGTCCCACCCGGGCCCAGGAACAGCACGTCGGCCGCTCCGAGGGTGGTACCGGTCGCACCCACTCCGGCAGTCCCGGTGCCTCCGGCCAGCGACCGGATGCCCTTGTTTACCACGGTGTCCATGGTGCCACCGTTGAACAGGTCGTTCGCGTCCCCGGTGCCGTCGTCGCTGATGCCCATGTCGAAGGTGCCGGTCCCGGTAGTGTGGAAATGCACCACGACGTCGGTGACGCCGATGGTGTACAACTCCGGGTTAATCCAGGACACGAACCCGGCCGTCGCGGTCCCGCCCGTTGACGACAGGGGAGTCCGCACGGTCACCATGTTCGAGGCGACCGAAGCGCCGGACCCCGCCGTGCCCCGGGGAATCATGGCATGGACGTTCTCGGGCGTGGGGTTTGCGGCTGTTAGTATTTCCATGTTGCGTTCCTCCTGGGTTGCGTTGGGTCCGCCGTCGGCCTGGCTGACTAAGCCTAGGTCACGCTGGAAATGTCGTACTGGAGCGCCGTGTGTGTGGCGCTGGCCCTGGTCCCGGTCCGCTCCGCCAGGGCGATGCGGAAGGAGACGTATAGGGTGGTCTGCGACTTGCTCGGCTCCCGATCGGGCTCAAACATGACTTGCCGACGGAAGGCGGTCCGCCACTGGGTTGTGTTCACGGTCAGCACCCGGCCCGTGGTATTGCCGCCGGAGTCGGTGACCTTACCGTCGGTGTCCGCTAGCTTCATTTGCTCGGACATGATGTAGGGCACCGCGTAGACGCTTGCTAGCTCACCACTGGATAT